GCGGCCATGCCCGGGTAGACGATAGCCGCCTTGCCCTGGTTGACCGCGGCCATCGCCCGGTCCCCGTAAGCGCTGGCGGCCTGAGCCCGGATCACCCACTCGTTGTTCGACAGGGCGTACAGCCCGGCCCGGTCATCAGCCGGGCCGCCGGGACCGCGGACCGGGCCGCCCGTCCACCGGGACCCGGGCGGGCCCAGCAGCCGGTGCCCGCCAGCGACCACGGCGTAGGTGCCCTGCGCATCCACCTGGATCTTGACCGCCTTGGAGTGGACGTCCTGCAGGTCTCCGATCAGCTTGCGGATATGGTCGCGGGTGCTGTCGATGGCCTTGGACGCCGCGCGGAACGGAGCTCCTAGGGGTCCAGGCAAATGGCCCATAAATCCGGACAGGCCGCGCAGCGCGCCGAGCATCCCGTCGATGGCGTGCAGGAAGAACACCTCGACGGCCTTGATCGCGTTGCTGACCAGCGTTTTAAACGTGTCGAAATGGCTGACCGCGAACGCGACCAGCAGCCCGATCGGGCCGGTCAGGACCGCGAGGAGCAGCGGCCAGTGGCCCTTGATCCAGTTGAACGCCGCCGCCGCCGCGTCCTTGATGGCTGACCAGTGCTTGATGATCTGCACGACGGCGATGCCGATGGGCCCGGTCAGGATCTCCAGCAGCAGCGGCCAGTGCTCCTTGATCCACGTCCAGACCGCCTGCACCGCGGCGCGGAACCAGCCGAAATGCTTGTACGCCAGGACCAGGCCCGCGGCCAGCGCGGTCAGGGCCAGGACCACGGCGCCGATCGGGTTGGCGTCCAGCGCGATGTTCCACAGCCACTGCGCGGCGGTGACCAGCTTCTGCCACGTCCACACCGCGGCGAGGGCCACCTTGGAGGCGACCATAGCCGAGGTGGACGCGACCCACGCCGCCGCCGACCGGGTCAGGCTGGCGACCAGGGTCCCGGCCGAGCTGGCCAGCGTGGACAGTTTCCCGCCGATCGTCCCGGCGGTGCCGGAGAACGCCGACTCGGCCACCGCGGCGGAGCGGAACCCGCCGATCAGGCGGCCGACCACGCCGTAGCCCTTCTGCATCACGCCGAACGCGCCGGTGAAAATGTCCATCCCGGCTTTCAGGCCCAGGAACGCGCCCTTGACCTGCACCAGGGAGGACCGCAGCAGCAGGAAGTACAGGACCGCGCGGACCAGGCCCTGGTTGGCGGTCAGCCGCACCATGATCTGGCTCAGCGGGGTGAGGATCTGCAGCAGCGCCTTGCTGTTGGCCGGGGACGCCAGCCCGACCGTCGCCGCGGCGACGTTCTTTATGATGTCGACCAGGTTCTTCAGCACCGCCGTGGCCATCGGCGCGGTAGTCGTGAACGTGGACATCAGCGACTTGAACCCGCTGTGGGACGGCAGCGACGTCGCCCATTCGCGGAACTTCGCGGTCAGCTTCTCTACCCCGGAGCCGACCTTGTCGGCCACCGGCAGGAACGCCCGGATGATCCCGCCGATGCCTACCGCCACGTTGGCGATCGAATGGCCCAGCGAAACGATCGCGGGCACCACGTGGGGCACCAGCTGGGCGATGAACTTCTGCAGCCCGCCGCCGGACAGCGACTTGGCGGCCTGGTCAGCCAGGATGCCGATGGCCTTGGACCCGGCCAGGACCAGCGGGGTCAGGTCATGAAGCAGCGGCCTGACCAGGGTCAGGCCCTTTTCCAGCGGCGCCAGGACCGGTTTGGCCAGCGAGTTCGCCCAGCCCTTGTACGCGTCCTGCGTGGTTTTCAGCGACCGGGCCAGGTCGGCGACCGGCTTGGGGGTGCCCTTGATCGCGGCGTTGTACTGCTGCTGCGCCGTGGTCATCGCCCGGGTGCGCGCCGCCTCGGCGGCCTTCTGGCTGGCACCCCCGGCCAGCGCGGCCTTGTAGGCGATCTGCGCGGAGGTCCGGGCCTTGTCGAGCTTGGTCTGCGCGTCGGTGACGACCTTGGTTTCGGCCAGCAGCGGCGTCAGGGCGACCTTGTAGGCGATGGCCCCGGCCGCGGCGGCGGTGTAGGCCGCGGCGACGCCACCGGCAGTGACCAGCAGCCCGGCCAGGGCGGGCTCGGCCACGCCGGTGGCGACGTTCACGGCGGCCAGGGCACGGGCGAAGATGGACGACTTGGACGACGCGGCCCCGGCGACGTCGCCGAACCCGCTGATGGAGCCGGTCAGGCCGAGCATGCTGCCGCGGGTCTGGTCGGCCTGTTCCTTCTGCTTCTTCAGCGCCGCCTGGTTGCGGTCCATGGCCTTACTGGACTGCTCGACCTGCTTCGCGAACCGCTCGAAGGCGGGCGATGCCTTGTCGTCGCCTATCAAGATGTACCTGAGGGTCGTAGCGATGGCCGGACCCTCCTTTACCTGACTTGCATCCTACTTAGAGCCTAGGTAGAATGCTGGTATGCCGAAGATGACACTGGCCACCGTCCGGGTACTGCGTGTCCTGCAGGACCACGCAGGCGATGAGCTCTACGGGCGGGAGATCGGATGGCTGTCTGGCCTGCCTAGCGGGACAGTGATGCCCATCCTCGCCCGCCTCGCCCGCGAGGGATGGCTGGAAGCCCGCCGCGAGAACGCCGACCCCGCCAAGCTCGGCCGGCCGGTCCGCAGCTATTACAAACTCACCGAAGTCGGCGGCCGGGAGTCCGGGGCCCGTCTCGGGAAGGAGAAGTCATGACCATCAGCAGGAAGACCGAGATCGGGGCCGCGCTGATCTCAGCCGCAGCCGCCGTATGCGTGCTCACCGCCGCGTGCGATCACCCCGGCCCCCCCTCAGCGACCGTGAAAACCTGCACGGCCGAGATCGTCGCCCACCCCAAGGAGAGCACGCCCGGCCCCGGGTGCCGCGGGCTGACCCAGGACCAGCTTCTGCAGGCCACCCTGGCCGCTATGCAGCAAGGCGCCAGGGGCTAGCCGAGCTTGCGCTTGGTCTCGTCCATCGCCGCCTGGATCTGCGCCTGCACATCCCGCGCATGATCCTTCACCGGCTCAGTGAACCAGCCAGGCTTGCCCCGCTGCCGCACCCACACGGGCTCACGGCCCCGCCGCTCGAACACCGGGTGACCCCATCCGCCCCGCGCGTTCACGTGCGCGGCCATGTTCCCCTCACCCTGCGGCATCCGGCTGCCCAGCGACACGATGTGCAGTTCCACCGACGTCGCCGACGTGCGCACGCTGCTGGTCACTGTCCGGGCGATGGCCGCGCGCAGCGGCACCACGCCCGGCGGGGAGCCGTGCACCGAGGGCATTGACAGGATGGACTCCTGCACCGCGCGGACCATCGGCGCGGCGGCCTTGCGCATGTTGCGGCGCATCTCATTGCGCAGCCGCGGGTCGGCCTCCTTCAGGCGGATGGCCAGGGCCTTCAGCTCCCCCGGCCCGTTGCCGGTGACCTGCGTCATGCCAGCCCCCTCGTGTTGACCTTCCGCCCCTGCGGCGCCTGCCCCGACTCGGCCAGCCGCCGCGCGTAATCCTCCTCGTCGATCAGGGCGTAGTACTCGGCCCACTCGGCGAACTCGTGCGAGCTGACCGTTTTCTGGCAGTGCCGGACGCTGGGTGCTCCAAGATCAGCGGCGAGTCTGAACCAGAGCCGCCGTTCTGGGTGCTCGCGGAGTCTTTTTTTAGCTCGTCCATCTCTTCCTCGGTCAGCCCCGACAGCCGCGCTGCGACGTTCCCGACCTTGTCCAGCGCCGCGGCGCTCTTGTGCCCCAGGATCTCCGCCTCGGCCTCGCTGAACATCAGCCGACTCGGGTCGCCGGGGTCCACGACGCAGCGGGCGACCAGCCGGGCGGTGGCGTTGGCCACGTCCTGGGTGACGTGCTTGCCGCGCTGCACGGTCATCGCCGCGAAGTAGGCGTCGCGGCCAGCGCCGTCCATGCCCCGTACCAGCACGTCACCGCCCCACTCGGCGACAGTTACCGTCTCGGTGGGGCGGTCGTCCACGGCGAGGATGGCGTCGCGGGAAAGAAATGCCATGCGGGGACTCCAGTCAGGCGGGGACGGGCAGGGGCGGGCCGGTCAGGCCGGGATGGTCACATTGTTCGAGGGGACCTTGGTGACCGTGAACTGAACCTCGATGGACGCCGGGTCCTCGATGCCGGTCTGGATCACGCAGGCGCTGACCTTGACGGGAAATACGTCCATCTTCTGCGTGGGCACGTCGCCTTCCCACAGCGCCACGATGAACCCGGCGGTGTCACGGGGCAGCACTGAGCGGACGTCGCCGGACGTGCTGGAGGCGTAGCAGCGGATCGAGGAGTCGTCGGCGGTGATCCGGCCGGGAATTTTCGCGGTGAACCGGCTGGACAGGTCCGGGACCTCCACCGAGGCCGAGGTGACAGTGAACCCGGACACCTCGGCGATCTCGTCGGACAGGTCGGTGCCCGCGTTCAGCTCGGCCCGCGTCGGCGATGCCTGCGTGGCGATCGTCGGCACGAAGTAGAACTTGCGGACGCTCGGCGGGATGTACCGGGTGGTAACGGTCAGCTTCGGGGGGGCCACGGCTTACTCCTTCGTGCTCTTGGCGGAGGTGGTCTTGCTCGCGGCCTTGGCGTCCGCCGCGTCCGGCTTAAGGGCTGCCGCGACTTCGGCTGCGCTGATCGGCTCCGGCTCGGCCTCCGCCGGTGCGGGCGGCTCGCTCTCGTCGACCAGCCGCCAGCCGGACCTGTACCAGGTGGCCAGGGATGACCGTGGGGCGGTGTAATCGCCCTTAGTGCCGGGGTGGAAGATCCGAACCTCTTCGTAGTCAGGCATCGGCCTTTCCTTAACTGCTGATGGAGATGACGGAGCACAGGACGCCGGTGAGGGTGCCGGACACGGCGAACGTCGCCAGCCCGGTGGTCGGGTCGGCGTACGTGCCGGGTACGAGCGGGAGAACCCCCATCGTGTTGTTCGCGACGACGAGCGTCCGCACCCCCGAGCCGGGGGTGGCGGAACCGATGCCGAGCCCGTCGTAGGTGATCCCGGCCGGGACTGTGACGGATACCGTGTTCGGCCCGCTG